TTTGATAGTCGAGGCCAAAGCATCTGGTTCACCACTTATTTTTGAACTTCGTGCTATGGGGATACCGGTACAGGACTTCACACCTAGCAAGGGGAACGACAAGATATCTAGGTTAAACTCGATTGCTGACATCTTTGCGTCAGGCCGAGTATGGGTTCCGGAGACTAGATGGGCTGAGGAGTTGGTTGAGGAAGTGGCTTCGTTCCCGTCAGGCGAACACGATGACTTAGTGGACTCGATGACTGGCGCCATAATGCGGTTCCGCAAGGGTGGGTTCTTGCAGTTAGACACAGATTACGAAGAAGAGTACGACTCGTACCAGCGATTTAGCAAACAAAAATTCTACGCAATGTAAGGATACAAAATGAATGTAAGGCCAATATATGAGACACAGTTTGATTTAGAGAACGAAGGCAGTGCTAAGTCACGGATAGAAACCGCGTTTAAATGTGTGTTACATAAGTTACCTATATCTTACTCAGCCGACTGGGTGGCTACGAGGAATAACGAGATTGTTGCGGTACTTGAGTACAAGAAGAGGACATGCGAGAAGGATAAGTTCCCAACAACGTTTATATTTGTAGATAAGTGGATGAATGGACAACGATTATCGGATACAATGGGCGTTCCATTTTTCCTTTTAATTGAGTGGACAGATGGGTTATACTGGCATCAAGTAGGAAAGACCCCAGTTACATTTAAAGTAAGTGGAAGAACGGATCGTGGAGACCCGCAAGACATTCAGCCGGCGGTACATATACCGGTGACGGCGTTCACTAAAGTAAACTAAAGGATACATTATGGCAGGCGACATAGACAAAGGGCTGTACACAGCTCCACAGGGGTTAGAAGGTTTAGCAGATGGCATGCAGGAACCGGACTTAGAAATTGAGATTGAGGACCCAGAAAGCGTAGAGATTACTGCTGGCGGGATGACAATTGAGATTGAACCGGAACCAGAGTCAGCTGATGACTTTGATGCTAACTTAGCCGAGTATATGGATGAAGGTTCGCTAACGGAGTTATCAGGGGAATTACTAGGTGACTACGAGTCCGACATCGACTCACGTAAAGACTGGTTAAATACCTACGTTGATGGCATTGAGCTGTTGGGCATGAAGATAGAAGACCGTACTGAGCCGTGGCCTGGTGCGTGTGCTGTGTATCACCCAGTGTTAGCAGAGGCATTAGTTAAGTTCCAAGCCGACACAATGATGGAGACGTTCCCAGCAGCGGGTCCAGTTAAAACACAGATTATTGGTAAGCAAACGCCGGAGAAAGAAGAAGCCTCTATTCGCGTACGCGACGACATGAACTACCAACTAACCGAGGCTATGCCTGAGTATCGCCCTGAACACGAGCGCATGCTGTGGGGCCTAGGCTTAAGCGGTAACGCGTTCAAGAAGGTGTACTACGACCCAAGCATCGAGCGTCAAGTATCTCTATTTGTACCAGCGGAAGATATTGTTGTGCCATACGGTGCATCGAGTCTACAAACAGCGCCACGTGTAACGCACGTTATGCGCAAGACCGAGAATGAACTACGCAAGCTACAAGTAGCTGGGTTCTACCGTGACATCGAGTTAGGCGAGCCATCCCACGACATTGAAGAAGTTGAGAAAAAGATTGCTGAGAAGATGGGTTTCAACGCAACAATGGACGACCGCTACAAGTTGTTGGAGATGCACGTTGACTTAGACTTACCTGGTTTTGAGGACGAAGATGACGACGAGCCTACAGGCATTGCCCTACCGTACGTTGTAACATTAGAGCGCGGCACGGGCGAGATACTGGCTATCCGTCGTAACTGGAATCCAGACGACAAGACTAAACAAAAGCGCAATCACTTTGTGCACTACAGCTACATTCCAGGCTTTGGCTTCTATGCGTTTGGTTTAATTCACTTAATTGGTGCAGCCGCTAAATCAAGCACAATGTTGCTACGTCAGTTGGTGGATGCCGGTACGCTAAGCAACCTACCTGGCGGCTTTAAAACACGTGGCCTACGTATTAAGGGTGACGACACTCCAATTGCCCCAGCAGAGTTCCGTGATGTAGATGTACCGTCAGGCGCTATCCGTGACAACATCATGCCGTTGCCATACAAAGAGCCATCTCAAGTTCTACAAAGCTTGATGAACGGTATCATTGAAGAGGCTAAAAGCTTTGCTAACGCTGCGGATATGAAAGTATCTGACATGTCAGCTAACAGCCCAGTGGGTACAACACTAGCTATATTAGAGCGTACATTAAAAGTAATGAGCGCTGTACAAGCCCGTGTCCACTATGCGATGAAACAAGAGTTCAAGCTAATTGCAGGCATTATCCGTGACTACACACCTGAAGACTACTCATACGAGCCAGTAGAAGGCAGTGCACGTGCTAAACAATCTGACTACGATATGGTAGAGGTTATCCCGGTATCAGATCCTAACGCAGCAACAATGTCACAGAAAGTTGTCCAATATCAAGCGGTTATGCAGATGGCACAGCAGAACCCCGACATCTATGACTTGGTTGAACTAAACAAACAAATGCTTGAAGTATTAGGCGTTAGAAATATTGGTAAGTTAATCCCAGCAGCTGAGGACGAGAAACCTAGAGATCCAGTTACCGAGAACATGAACGTTATCAATGGCAAACCGGTTAAAGCATTCTTATACCAAGACCACGAAGCACACTTATCGGTACACCAATCTGCTATACAAGACCCTCAAATTATGGAGTTGATGGGCCAAAACCCTAAAGCTCAAGCTATTCAAGCAGCAATGGCAGCGCATATTAACGAGCATATTGCGTTTGCGTACCGTCAGAAAATAGAAGAGCAACTAGGTGTACCACTTCCAGACCCAGAGGAACAGTTACCTAAAGAAGCTGAATATCAATTGGCTCCGTTAATTGCTAAGGCAGCACAGCAACTACTGCAACAACATCAAGGTGAGGCGCAGCAAAAACAAGCTGAACAACAAGCTCAAGACCCTGTAGTTCAGATGCAACAAAAAGAACTAGAGCTTAAAGAGCAAGAAATTCAAGCTAAAGGCATGAAAATGCAGGCAGAAGACCAAAACGATAAAGAGCGATTAGCAATTGAACGTGAACGTATTGCCTCAGCAGAACGCATTGCCCAAATGAATCTAGAAGCTAAACAGCAAGCCGAAGCGATGAAAGCTGAGAAAGACCAGACCATTGTGGGTGCTAAGTTAGGCGCGGACTACGCGTTTAAAAACAAAAAGCTAGAAGCAGACCAACAAGCCAAAGGCATTGATATTGGCATGAAGGCAGTAGAGAATCAAGCCGCACGTAGTCTAAAAGATAAAGAGCAGGAACATAAGAAAGAAATGGCAGCTAAACAGCATAACTTAAGTATGAATCAGTTAATGCAGCAGAAAAAAACACCTAAAGAGGAGTAACAATGAGTGAAACGCTAGAACATTTGATGTCACAAATCGAAGAACGGCGCAAATCAATAATCGAGTCCCTTGGCGATGGTGCTGCTAAGGACTTTGGTGCCTATCAACAATCTGTCGGTATGGTTCGAGGTCTACTTACCGCGCAGTCTTTAATCGCAGACCTCGCAAAAAATATGGAGAATTACGATGAGTAACCTGAACATAGGTCAAGCAATTGATCTATCGGAAATGGTAGCAGATGCACGAGAGTTTGGTGATGCTGAAAAAGCCTCGCAACTACCAGAACCAAAAGGCTATAGAATCTTATGTGCAGTACCTGACGCCAGTGATACCTACGAGAGTGGCCTTGCTAAAGCATCAGATACTAAACGTATTGAGGAGAATGGCACCGTGGTATTGTTTGTCCTTAAAATGGGCGATCAGTGCTACAAAGAAGAAGCTAAGTTTCCTACCGGTCCGTGGTGTAAAGAAGGCGACTTTGTCCTTACCCGCGCATACGCAGGCACTCGCTTTAAAATCCACGGAAGAGAATTCCGCATAATTAACGATGATACTGTCGAGGGTGTAGTAGTAGACCCACGCGGTTATACTCGCGCATAGGAGAATTAAATGGCTGATTTTGACGATGAATTTGAATTTCCTGATGAAAAGGAAGTTAATATTGTAGGTAAAGAAGCAGATGTAAACATTGAGGTAGAAGGCGACACCATTGAAGTTGATATTGTCGACGATACTCCACCACAAGACCGTGACCGTAAACCCCTTCCTAAAGAAATAGTAGAAGAACTAGAGAAGGATGATTTAACCGATTACTCAGACCGAGTAAAAGAGCGTATGGCTCAATTACGTAAGGTATACCACGACGAACGCCGTGATAAAGAAGCTGCCGCACGTGAACGCGAAGAAGCAATTCGCTTTGCCCAAGCAATTCAACATGAGAACCAACGCTTAAAATCAACGCTTACTTCTGGCGAAAGAGAATACGTAGAAACGCTAAAGAACTCTGCAGCTAGAGAACTAGAGATGTCTAAACGTGACTACCGTGAAGCGTATGATGCAGGTGATACAGATAAGATTATAGAAGCGCAACAACGTATGAATGAAGCGCAATATAAAATGACACAAATGCAGAATTATCGCCCGCAATATGATAATGCTTTACAACGTCCTGAAAATGATGTATATATACAACCTGAACGACCCCAAGTACCAAAACCCGACCGTAAAGCTCTTGCCTGGCAAGATAAGAACAGTTGGTTTGGACAAGATGAAGAAATGACTAGCCTCGCTTTGGGGTTGCATGAGAAGCTAGTAAGGGCAGGTACTAACCCTACTTCAGAAGAGTATTACACCACCATCGATAAAACGATGCGCAAACGATTCCCAGAATATTTCGGGGATGATTCGCTGGACGTGGAAACACCCGCCCAACGCAAAAAACCGTCAACCGTTGTTGCACCGGCCTCGCGTAGTACCGCGCCTAAAAAAGTACACTTGACTACAACTCAATTAGCTCTGGCTAAAAAGTTTAATCTAACACCGGAACAATATGCACGTGAGACACTTAAATTGGAGAAAAGATAATGGCTGATACAAGACTAAACCGTGAGCTAGATACACGAGATACATTTCAACGACAAGCGCAATGGGCTCCGGCTGCATTGTTACCCGAAATTAAGAAAGAACCGGGTTGGGCGTATCGTTGGATTCGTACTAGTATGGCTGGTCAAGCTGATGCCACTAACGTATCTTCGAAAATGCGTGAAGGTTGGGAACCCGTCAAATTGTCGGAACATCCTGAACTGCACTTATATATAGATGGCAACTCTCGCT